TCTATATAGATTAAAATTAAAACAAATAGTAGACTCACAAGAATTTAAAGAAATATTAGACTTACCTGCAGAAGAAGGAGCCGACGGCGGCGATACATTACGTAGTTTGTTAAGCACATATGACAAAGAAATGCAAATTAATAATGCTGTAGTTGCACAAGCTGAAGCTGATGCTCCAAAAGCAGGATATGACACTAGTCATTACTACAGTTTACAAATTGACGAAAATGGAAATACAGAACTAGTAGACACAGACGGGGACAATATACCCGATACTATGCAAAGTGCTGTTAAGTCAGGGTACAACGGATACTTGTTAGGTGATGGAATACCTACTAACGGAGAGCAGTTTGGTCATGGTATATCTTTTCCTCTTGATAATTCAACTGGAGATTTTTTCTTACGTACTGATTTTTCACCAAATAGATTATTTAGATTTGATGGCGCACGTTGGGTTAAACAAGAAGACAATGTACGTATGACACTAACTGGTACTAACACACGTACACACCAAAAAGGTACATTCATAAATAACACTAAAACAAATACTATTGCAGGTGAAAGTGTTACTGAAAGACAAAGTCTATCTAAAGCACTAAGACCAAAGGCAGATGAATAATGAGATATCAAGATTTAAAAATTAAAGAAAATGTAACTAAAGATATTGTTGGGCTGTTAACACGACCAATTATAAAATATTTTACTAGAAATTGCAATGACGAAAAACGAATTAATCAACAGTTAACTAATTTACGAAAAAATTTAGCAAAATATCCTGAAAAAAGAAATCCTGTAATACAAGGACTTAGTGCCTATCCTGTTCTAGCCAAGTTAGTCAAGGGTACTGTTTATCCTATACAGATAGCAGGAAGTGGGTTTTCAACACCAGAGTACAAAAAAGAAATGTGCATCAAAGGTAAATCTCAAGGAGGAATTGGATTAGATGCATTTGGTGGTCCAGGCGGGAAAGTAGATGGCACAACTACAAACGGTACTAAAGATGGCACAACTACAAACGGTACTAAAGATGGCACAACTACAAACGGTACTAAAGATGGTGGCGGAGAAAAAACAACTGGCGATAAGTTTGGTACAGAAAAGACTACATTTGGAAACTTCCTTGACAACAACGATTTAGCAGGTGCTTTAAAATTCTTAGACGGAAATCCTGCGTTTGAAAAAGCAATTGGGTCAAAGTTTAGAACAGATATTCAATCTGCATTAGATGCTCAGGAAGCAAAAGAACGTAATAGATTAGCCCAAGAAAAAGCAGACAAAGAAGCTGAAGAAGCTCAACGTATTGCTGACGAAAAAGCAGCAAAAGAAGCTAAAGAAAAAGCAGATGCTGCCGCAGAAGCTAAACGTATTGCAGATGCAGAAGAACAAAAAAGACTTGATGCTATTGAAGCAGAACGTAAAGCAGCAGAAGCTAAGAAAGCAAAAGACGAAGCTGACGCAAAAGCCGAACGTGAACGTCAGCAAGCAGAACTTGATAGATTAGAAAAAGAAGCAGAACAAGCTCGTATTGCTGCTGAGAAACTAGAAAAAGAAAGAATCGAAGCTGAGGCTGAAGCTCAACGTATAGCCGACGAAGAAGAAGCGAAAAAAGCAGAAAAAGAAAATGATAGAATTGTCATACCGTTTGAGGAGTTATAAAAATGAAATATAGTGATATAAGAATTGTAGAAAATAAAGAAGAATATACTGCGTTAGTTATAACTAATGACAATACAGAAATTGAGATTCCTAATATACCTAAATCTTATATTAGTAGTAAGACAAGATTAAAAACAGCAATTGATAAATTAATAGCAAGATACAATTCAAATAAAGGAACATCCTTTAGTATTAAAGAAATTAAAATAGTTGACGCTACCGGAAAATCAATTAATGTTCCTAATACTGCTACAAATGATGTAACTCCTAGTAGTGGTAATAGTGAACCTGATACATTCCAAGCTAGTGATGACGAAAAAGAAGCTATGAAAAATGTATTAAATTTACATAGACTGATAATGAATACTATGGAGGACAGTGTTTGGAAAGGATTGAAACTAAATCCTAATTTTGAAGAAAAAGAAAAAATGTACTTACCAAGATCAGTTGATCCTGAATTCCCTACAGGCATATCATTTGAGTATACTATAGGCGGCAAAAGATTTAAAATTAATGACATCAAAAACGAAATTGGTATTGACGTAATAATAAACACTAAGAATCCTAAAAAAGATGAGTTAGGATATTTACATGCTGAAGGTTGGCCAGTTTACATGGATGAATGGGACGACATGAAGCAAATAACTATTGATGCTGTTAATGCTAGAGAACACATTTCAACAGTTGGACCAGCGCAACCTAAACAAAAAGTTGGCGGGCCTTTGCGTATTGCAATTTCACCTAAATCATTTTATTATAGAAATGCTGTAACTGTAGCACCAAGTACGGATAACAACTAATGCAACATTTTTATGACGGACAAATAAGACGCTACATAACACAAATGGTACGCCTCATGAGTAACTTTAGTTACAAAGACGGCAAAGGTAACCTAACTGAAATACCTGTTATGTACGGTGATCTAACACGTCAAGTTGCAAATATTATTCGTGACAACAGCGAAAACAAAATACCTAGCGCACCTCGTATGAGTGTTTATATTACAGGACTTGCTATGGATACAGCAAGACTTGCTGACTCAAGTTATATTAATAAAGTTAACATACGTGAACAAGCATATGACACTGACGGTAATGAATACTTAAACAAAGAAGGCAAGAACTATACTGTTGAACGATTAATGCCTACTCCATATACCCTTACAGTTAATGTGGATATTTGGAGTACTAATACAGATCAAAAATTACAAATACTAGAGCAAATATTAATGTTGTTTAATCCTAGTTTAGAGATACAAACTACAGACAACTATATTGACTGGACAAGTTTAAGTGTAGTTAATTTAGAAAACTTAACTTTTAGTAGTAGAAGTGTTCCTGTTGGAGTAGACAGCGAAATTGATGTTGCAACAATGACATTTAATACGCCGATTTATATATCACCACCTGTTAAAGTAAAACGTTTAGGTGTTATTACCCAAGTAGTACAAAGTATTTTTAACGAAACAAAAGGCACTATTGATTTAGATCTTGCTAGACCTGTTAGTCAAGCATACGATGATGCGCCAGTTCCACAAAGTGATGTAACAACTAGAATTGCTGTTGCAGGTACTGGTGAAATTGAAGAGCAAATTACAAATGAAGGTATATTAAAGACTGATGTAGATTCACTATTAACAACAGGGCATGATAATTATGGATTGCTTGTTCTTGGCACCACAGCTAAATTAATCAACAAAGGTGTTGTTGGAGCAGAAACGTGGACAGGGTATATCAGCGATATGCCGTTTAACTTTAATAGCGGAGTTACTGAACTAAGGTTAAGACGTACAGACATTGCTAATGAACTAGTAGGTACTGTAGTTATAAATCCATTAGACGAATACGAATTAACTATTTCTTGGGATAGTGATAGTTTCCCTGCAGATACAATTATGCATGGTCCTAATGGTGATAGAAACAAAATTGATTATATTATTAATCCTTATAAAACTAATCCTACTCCGTTAAAATCAGGCAACCCACGTATACTAATACTAGCAGACATTAACAACAGTGCTAACGTAGAGGATGCAGCATATGACGGTCCTGATGCTTGGAAGAACAATGACGGTACTGAATTTGTAGCATCAACTAATGATATTATTGAATGGGATGGTAGCAGCTGGCATATTGTATTTGATGCTAGTCAAGACGATAGTACTGTTGTTTATACAAGTAATCTTAACACAGGTAAACAATACAAGTACGAAAATGACGAATGGTTATTGGCATACGACGGTGAATACCAAAACGGCACCTGGCGCCTAGCATTTTAAAATAACTATTAGTATGAAAGATAATATTACTGTATGTAGCGGAGCGTTATTCTATGCTCTAAATACCAAACGCTTTTTGTTCTTACACAGAGCTCAAGGGCGTACAGGAAACCTATGGGGATTAGTAGGCGGTACTAATGAAAAAGCTGAAACGCCGTGGGAAGGGTTGAAGAGAGAAATCTTTGAAGAAATTGGCACTGTTGAAATTAAAAAAACAATGCCTTTAGAAACGTTTGTAAGCAATGATACTAACTTTTTATTCCACACTTATCTTTGCGTTGTTAACCAAGAATTTTTACCTAAATTAAATCATGAACATGACGGTTATGCTTGGGTAAATTTTGGACAATGGCCAAAACCGTTACACAACGGATTAAAGAATACACTCAATAATAAAACTAATCAACGTAAACTTGAAACAGTATTTCGAGTAATAGATTTAATGGATTAATATATGGAAAATTTACAAAGTGCATCACAAAAAACAGAATGGGGATATGAGTTAGTATGGGCAAGTGCTGAAAATTATGGTGCAAAAATGCTAGTGTTTACTCAACCTGGAAAGACTCCATTTGCATTTACAAAGAAACAAGAACGTACTTGGTTTATTAATAGC